CTTCCTTTGCCTTGGCCGATCTCGTGGTCAAGGCGTCGAAGTTTGGCGTTCAGGTGCAGCTATCGCACCTGTCGGGCTGTTCTCTTATTACCAAGGCCAGAAACATTCTGGTCGCCAACTTCCTTGAGTCGGACTGCACAGACATGCTGTTTGTCGATGCCGACATCGTGGTGGACGCAGAGTCTGTTCTTCGCCTGTTGGCGCTGAGCACCGGCAAGGACATCACCGCTGGTATGTACACCCGCCGCGCAGAAGATCGCAAGTTCTTCTTGGACATCTACATCGACCAGAACAACACCCTTGAGTTTGATGCTCACGGGATGCTGCGGGTTGAGAATGTGGCCACAGGCTTCATGATGATCCAGCGCCATGTGTTGGAGAAGCTGGTTGCAGCTCACCCCGAGTGGACGTACTTCAATGATGTGTACAACCGCAACGAGAGCGCCCTGTTTGACTTTGAGTTGACCAATGGGCAGTACGTTGGCGAGGACTACACGTTCTGCAAGCGTGCCCGGGCGGATGGATTCACGGTCTTTATTGACCCAGAGATCACCCTGCCGCACGTTGGCTCTCAAGAATACCACCGCAGTTTCAAAGAGTCTGTGTTGATGCCGCTGATCGAGCAGCACTGCACACCCAAACTGAAAGTCGTCAATGGCTAAGAAGACCCCATCCCTCGCAATCGGTCGTGGTGAGAAGTTACCAGCCTCCAAGGGCGCTGGGCTGACAGCCAAAGGCCGTGCCAAATACAATGCCGCCACTGGCAGCAACCTCAAAGCCCCGCAGCCGCAGGGTGGCAAGCGCAAGGACTCGTTCTGCGCACGCATGTCAGGCATGCCCGGTCCAATGAAAGACGAGAAGGGCAAGCCCACTCGTAAAGCCGCGTCACTGGCGCGATGGAAGTGCTGACATGGAAATGATGTTGTGGAATGCGGCCTTGAGCGCCATTGTGGCGGTTATGGGCTTTTTGCTTAAAGGCAAGTTTGATGAGTTGGATCGGCTCAGCATTTTGCTGAACAAGACCCGCGAGGAAGTTGCGCGTGACCACATTACTCGGTCAGAGTTTCGTGCGGACATGCAGCAGTTGCTGGATAGGTTTGACAGGCTTGAGCGTAAGATTGACAACTTGAGGGGCGGAAATGCCCACCACGAGTAAAAAGCAGCACAACTTCATGAACGCCGTGGCTCACAGCCCGGAGTTTGCGAAGAAGGCGGGTGTCCCACAGTCCGTGGGCAAAGATTTTTCCAACGCGGACAAGAGCCGCAAATTTTCAAAAGGTGGCAATATGAAAGAGTCCAAAGCAATGGTTGGCAAAGAGATGGCCTTCATGAAAAAGAAGGGCGCTCCCAAGTCCATGATCAAACACGAGATGGCTGAAGCCAAGGGCAAACCTTTTGCCAAGGGTGGCTCGGTTGGCACAACCAAAATGGGCTCAGTCAAAACCAGCCCCGGCAACATCAACGGCGTGGCCTCCAAGGGTAAAACCAAGGGCACCATGGTCAAGATGATGCGTGGCGGCAAGACCTGCTAAGGAGCAATCATGGCTACAAAGAAGATCAAACGTTTTGAATCGGGCGGAGTGTCTGACAAAGACCGTGGACTGGAAGCATCCAAAGATGACAAGGTTGGCTTCTTTGAACGCCTGCGCATGGGCAACATTGACGAAGAAGGCTCTGAGGCCTACAACCGTTTTGGCGCTGGCCGGGGCAGAGCAAGCAGCATTCCGGTTGAAGATAAGAAGCCGACTCCCGTAGTTCAAGAGTCGGCAGCCCCTGTCGCGCAAAGTAGTAACCAAGACAATGCCTCTGAAAATATTTTGGCCGCAGGCCGGAAAGAAGGAGAACGCAAGGGTACTGGTAATGCAAGTGTGGCTGAGATGTATCAAGGCCCCCGCACCAACCAGATTGTTGCTGACGTACCAAAACCGGTCAACAAGCCTCGTGTAAACGTTCAAGCAACAAAGCCAAGCGCATCTGCCTCGGGCAACCCTCGTGATCTTGAGGCCAAAAATAGTCGAGGCATGAAGGGCGAAGGCCCTCCACGGACGACTGTTGGAAGAACCGCCGCTACTCCGGGCAACATTCCCGGCGGAAGAGGTGATTACGCTCCAGTTACCGGTGAAAAAGTTGAGCCAATGTCTAATGCAGAGCGCAACCTTCAAAACATTTTGATGGGAACCGGAGCGGGCGCTGGCGTTGTTGGCGCACTCTACAAGGGCAAAAAACTACTTAACGCCCGCAAAGCTGCGCAAGCTGGAGCCAAAAAACGAGCCAATCTCAAAAGAGATGTGGAAGAGGGTATCGAGAGGAATCTGGGTGATGAGTTGGCAAGTTATTCAGCTTCTGCCGCAGAAAAAGCTATTACAGCAAAACAACGTGCAGACAAAACTTTGAACCCAAACTCTTGGCTGTCTGGCCCCAAAGGCATGGCCGATGACTTTAAGCGCGGCGGGAAGGTCAAGCCTGCTGTTAAAAAAATGGCTTCTGGCGGCATGGTGTCCAATGCATCAAAACGCGCAGACGGTATTGCAACCAAAGGTAAAACACGCTGCAAAATGCGTTAAGGAGCTGACATGGACGAGATGATGAAAAAGAAAAGACCCCGTGGTGTTGAAGACGGCGTTTACACAGAAGACTCTGGCCTTCCACCCCCAAAAGACATTGATGGTGGCTCAGCGCCCAAGCCCGGTAAGCCAAAAGCTTATGCCAAGGGTGGCGTGACTCGCGCCGATGGCTGCGCGACCAAGGCCCACACCAAGGGCAAAATGGTCAAGATGGCTGGCGGCGGGATGTGCTGATATGAGAGCCAGTCGAGGCATGGGAGCCGTCCTCCCATCCAAGATGCCTTCCGGCAAGCGTAAAGCCCGCCGGGATGACACTGACTTCACGCAATACGCTGAAGGCGGCACAGTCAATGCGGCTGGCAATTACACTAAGCCCGAGCTGCGCAAGCGGATTGTGAGCCAAGTCAAGTCTGCTGCAACGCAGGGCACCGGTGCAGGGCAATGGAGCGCGAGAAAAGCCCAGCTCGTCGCCAAGAAATACAAGGCCGCTGGCGGCGGGTACCGGGACTGATATGAAAGCCCCTCAAAAATCCCTGAGCGATTGGGGCAAACAAGATTGGACGACCAAAAGTGGCAAAAAATCTTCTGATACGGGTGAGAGATACCTTCCAAAAGCTGCGATTAAAAGTCTCAGCGCTTCTGAGTACGCTGCGACAACGCGGGCAAAACGTGCTGGCAAAGCTAAAGGGAAGCAATTCGTGAGTCAACCCAAGACCATCGCAAAAAAAACAGCAGGGTTTAGATAATGGCAACCTCCGGCACCACCGCTTTTAATATGGACCTCACGGAAATCGTGGAGGAGGCGTTTGAACGCGCCGGTGGTGAGCTGCGTACCGGTTACGACCTGCGCACGGCCAGTCGGTCCATGAACCTCATGTTTTCCAACTGGGCCAATCGTGGCCTGAACATGTTCACGTATGAGCAGGGGTCCATCAATCTGGTGGCAGGCACTGCTACGTACAACCTCCCAACCGACACGGTGGACTTGTTGGAGCATGTGATTCGCACGGGCGCGGGTAGCTCTTCAACGCAGGCAGACCTAACCATTACCCGGATCAGCGTCTCCACCTACGCCACAATCCCCAACAAGCTGGCTCAGGGTCGCCCCATTCAGGTTTGGATTGAGCGTCTTGACACGCCAAGAATCACGGTTTACCCAATCCCAGACAACTCGCAGCCATACGTGTTTGTGTACTGGCGCTTGCGCCGCATGCAAGACGCTGGCACAGGCGTCAACACCATGGACATGCCATTCCGCTTCTACGAGGCAATGACGGCAGGTTTGGCTTACCACCTTGCCCTGAAGATTCCCGGGGCTATGGAGCGCTTGGGTGTCCTGAAGCAGCAGTATGACGAGGCTTGGGACTTGGCATCCTCCGAGGACCGTGAGAAGGCGGCAGTCAGGTTTGTCCCTCGTGCAACTCACATTGGTAACGGTGGCTACTGATGTCCAATAGGTTTGCCAGCGGACCTAAAGCGATTGCCATGTGCGACCGCTGTGGTCAGCAATACAAACTCAAACAACTCAGAACGGAAGTCATCAAGCAGCGCAAGTATGAGCTGCTGGTGTGCCCTGAGTGCTGGGACCCAGATCAGCCGCAGTTGAT